ATCAAGTACACGGCTGTTTTCGTCGGTATAGATACCACCTTTTGCCTTTGGCACAATACGGTCAGTATCATACATTCTTGGCATTTCTGCCAGTGTAACATCAGACAGGGCACATTTACCGTTCTGTCTTGTCTTGGTTCTTTCTTTTAATGCTTCTTTCATTTTGTCACTCTTTTAGTTAATAATCACTTTAAAAAATAGTTCACTTCGGATCTGTGGTTGCCTTGTGCAATATGATTCATTTGAAAAGGTTGGATGTCTTCAGTGCAATAGTTCACTTTTTCTTGATAATTGTATTGACTCGTATGGTTCATTTATTCTGTTTGGGTATCTTAAGGTCCATAATTCACTCCCGACTACTGGTTGATTTGTAGGCTATGGTTCACTTGATGTTTGTGGGTGTCTAAGAGAGATTGATTCGTTCTCTGCTTTTGGATGCCTTAGAGAGATTGACTCATTAGGGGGTATTGGATGTCTCTTATATAGTAATTCAAAGAACGTGCCCCCAGTAACAGAAGCAGGAAGAGTGACCAAAACTGCAAAAGTCAAGGGGGCAATATTTTTATGGTCACTTTTCATTACAAATATAAGTAATGTTTTTTAATATTCCTAATTATTTACTAATCCTCTTCTGTTTTAGTGATTAAATCTTCGGCTATTGATAATAACGTGTGCCATTCGTCATCATCATCGCCACTGACATAATCAGGGTGTGCGGCAATAGACAGCATAAGGCTGTTCAGCATCTTTGTAAGTTCATCCCTCTGCTTCAGTAGCTCGGAAGGAAGGAGGCCACACTTTTGAGCGGTGTTACCGGCATCGGCAATAAGAGCAGCATTAGCTATTCTTTCCGCCATAGAAACCTCGGCCATCATTGGTTCGTAGTCGTCAGTTCCCTTTTCGTTTGACGACACGGAGCATACAACTTTATCTTCTTCACCCACGAAAACAAAATGCGGTCTCGTATCTTTACAACATGGCCACCAGTCTCCCTTTGTTATTCTAATGTCTTTCATCTCTTTGGTTATTGGTTATTATTCAGAAATTCATCAACCGATTCTTGAGGGGATGTTAATTTGCCGCCCCATCTTCTTCGTGCAAGGAACTTATCGTACTCTATCAGTTCTCCACGTATCACGCTGCGGAGGTCGGACATTGCTTTAGTGCTTATCCTCATTTTGCCTTCTCCGTCTTGCCATTCAGCCATTCCCCAATTAATGAGAAACTCCTCCGGCGTCATCTCCGGCTTTTGTTCTGTCTTCATTTCTTCAGCCTGTTAAATCTCGCATCAAATACCTCTTCGCACGCCTTTACCAAATGTAAGGCTTTTTCGTCTTTCTGCAATGACCTCTCGCTTTGAAGTCTCTCAATGATGTAGCTGCGATTTTTTTCATCTACCTTGCACGTACCGACAAAGTGGTAAAACTCCCATAAACAGGAATACTTTTCACGTGACTTGCATTTACGGGCAATCTCTGACTGCTGCATCAGGATGATGAACACCAGTATTGCCACTCCAATAATAATGATTAGTGTTTCCATAGGTTTAGTTTTTCGTTATGAATAGCTTTTAAAACATCCTTGTGCAAATAAGTTTTTTCAAGTCCATGAGCAGCGTTGTGACACTTCCGGCAGAGTGCAACCAGGTTCTCAATAACATCCTTGCCCTTGCCCCTACCATTCAGGTGGTGAACGTCAACACTCTTTGCTCCGCACACTTCGCAAGGTACAAAATCCTGCTCACCGTAGCCAAAATAATTCATGTATATTTTCGTGTGCGCCTGCATCACAAGTATATCTTTATGTCCCTAATCACATCATACGCAAGTTCGATGCAGCACCAGCGACTGTCGTTTACAATCTCAGTAATCGGGCATTCCTTTGTCGGGTTTGCCTTAAACACCCACTTGCCGTCAACACTCGTTATAGTGCCGTACATCTTTACAAGCCGTAGCTTCTCTGCTGGAGTAGTCATGTCAAAACATACTTTTTTGTTCGACCTTTATAAACCTCTTTTCGGCCTGTCTTAAATTCAATACAGCCTGTTTGAAATAGCTATCTTTTAATTCAATCCCTATTGCCTTGCGGTCCATTGAAACAGGACTGTAAACTTCAGAACCAACACCCATGAAAGGAGTAAGGACCGTTTCACCAAAATTAGAATATAGATACACCAACCGATCAATAACATCTAATTGCAACGGGTGTACGTGCTTTTCGTCGTCATCCTCTTTGCTATCCTTAAACGGTAGCACGTTATCAATCCGCACGTCATCCCAAACAGATGAAGCATACCGCTGCCATGTTAAATGTGATAACTTGTTTTCTCTGGGGTCGCCCGAAAAGCCTATCCACTTGCGACGGAAGTCAATGTAATTGCCGTATGTTTCTTTGTGTGCCTCAGTAAACGGAACCTCACCAAAATACTCATAATCATTCAGACCGTTAGGATGAACAACCGGTACGGGGTTCTCTCCACGTTTCTTGAAGATAAGAATATAGTCAGGCATAGCCGTGAAACACTTTGTCGCATCCTCTACAATGAATTTGTGCATTAAAGATTGTACCATTGTCCTCATGCGGACCTTTAACGGTTCCTTCCAAATCGTAATCCGGTTATGATATTCAAATCCATGCTGCTCATGTATGCGAATGACCTCACCGGGAAAATCCCATAGCCTTCCGGTATTGTCATGAATGTCCTCACAATGAACCGCATTTATACGACCCGGTTTCGTTATCCGTGCAAGTTCAGAAATAAGAAACTCATATTGTTCGACAAACTGATCCCGGCTTTCGCAGTTAGAAAAGTCCCGGTGATCTGAACTGTAATTGTATAATCCCGCAAACGGTGGGGAGTATAGAATTAAATCGACTGAGTTTTCAGGCAGTGTCGGAACGACTTCCATGCAGTCACCACAATAGATTGCGTAATTGTCTGTTATTACTTGATCTTTGACCATGTTAGATAAATTTTGGTAGGTTTATAGTTTTATTAAAATCTCTTGTTTGTACTTTAAAATCCCTGTTTGTCTGTTGCGTCAGCTTTTCAAACATCTTTATAGCCTTATCTTTTTTATGCAGCAGGCTTTGCATAATTCTCTCCTGCCCATCTGAAAGTACGAGGTCAACCGTCACCGGCCTTGTCTGACCGAACCTCCAAAAGCGACGGATAGCCTGATAATATTGTTCATAACTATACGTCGGGAAATACGTTGTATGATTACAGTGCTGCCAGTTCAGACCAAAGGCTGTGATACTTGTCTTTGTGACCAGTTTCTTTATCTGTCCGGTTGAAAAGCCTAAAAGGATATCTTCTTTCTTATCAATGTCCATATTACCCCGGACCTCAATAGCTGTTGGATCCAATCTCATTAACTCGTCGGCTTCATCATTAAGGTTGCACCAATAGACTGAAATGTCATGTAAAGATGCTTTCTCGACTGCCATTTCACACCGTTGTCTGATTGTAGCCTTTGCCTCCTGTTTGATTTCATGGAAGCCAACAGCTGGCATAGCAAACAATTTCGTTTGTCCGTCAATAGTTAGCGGGTTTTCATTTCTGAGTATTGTTTCAATCTCATGTAACTCAGGTAAAATAAACCTCTCGTCGGCAAATCCTATATCAGACGGTTTCTTTGCGGAAATAGACCATGAGGCAACCCACTGCCAAAAGTCGTTCTCTGCATGAGGTTTAAGGTAAAACGATTCGCCCTGCCTTGCTTTTGATATCTGACTTATTTTTGCGACGTTGTTCTGATTGTTCTTAAAAAACTTACCGAGCATATCCATATATCCCATGTACCCCAAAGCCTCAGAGCTTGTACCTAATTCAATGTAGTCGTTAGGTGAAGGAGTTGCGGTGAACAGAAACCTGTAATTTACTTTTTTCAGAAAGGTATTGATCTGGTTCTTAATAGCACCGTCGAAGTTTTTTAATATTGAACTCTCGTCAAGAATAACACAATCAAAGTCGGATGAATTGAGGTAATGCAAGCGTTCATAATTTATCAGCACAATTTTCTTTTTATAATTGCCATCCCTGGTATGTTCCACATCTTCAATACCGAACTTATTAGCTTCTAAAAGATGTTGGTTAGCAACAGCCAAAGGAGTAATAATAAGAACCGGCTTATTAGTTGCCTGAACATAATTTGAAGCGACAACCAATTCAATGATAGTTTTACCTAATCCTGTATCAAGAAACACGGCACACCGGCCTTTTCTTATTGCATAGTCAGCGACGTGCT